TTCGGCACTGGGGCAATACTACCCTACTAGGAACAACTAACATGAGAGAACTAGAGTTATACACTACAGACGCAAAAGGTCGGACGTTTTGTATTTTTATGGCTGTTTCCCATCATATGGACACAGCAGGATTCAACCCTAAGGTTGAAATGAATTATGATGTGACGGGTTATGTCGATTATAATGATGTTCATCATGTAGGCGAACCAGATTATACAAAATTAGAACTTGACGAACTCGATATAATCGCGGATGCTTTTAATGAAATCACTTACGGAGATGACGACAATGTATGAACCAGATAATGATGCCTATGATTCCGCTATTCAATGGACAATCAACGAAATCATTGAAGCACTGACAGACAACCCTAGCCTATCGGATAGTCAATGGGTGTGCATTTACGAAGAGATGATGGGCAATGATGCTATTGAAGCTTATGAAGACTACCTAAAGGAGTGTAAACAGTCATGAGATGCCAAGCATGCAACGACGGCCTTTCAGACATTGAAGCGACACGAAAAGACATTACTACGGGTGAGTTTTACGATCTCTGTGGTGACTGTCTGTCATCCATTAGACAATCTCAGGCAGAGACTGAAATTGATCTAAAGAAATTCGTAGGGGTTGCAGATGAGGATGATCTATGGTAAAATAATACTATAGTAATCTAAAGTGTTTTATCTTAATGATAACCATTAAAGTAAATACATAAGTAATCTTATGGGTAATGGGAAAGATTAAGGAGGTATTAAAAATATGTTGCCAGATGTAGAGACTTCCATTATAATAATGGAGTTAGAACGACGACTAGGGGACACACTTTATGATCCCGATCCTAAGTTTGATCTGGCACTTGATGGGGTCGATATAGAATTTCTAGTTGTTTTACATGATATGTTAAGTATGTTTACCAAAAAACCTGAGGAGGTTAATTATGTCAGTCATTAGCGGAACAGTCGCATTTGCGAACCTAACCGAACACGAAGTATATAATGGACAATCAACGGGCAAATATTCAGTTGTCTTAAGTCTGGATGATGTCGATGCGGAGCAACTGCAGGACGCAGGGGTGAAGATCCGCACGTATCAAAACCAAGCCCAACGGAAGTTCTCTACGAAGTTCGAGGAGTTTCCGGTTATTGATAACGAGGGCGAGCCTGTAAGCCGTGGCTCAGTGCGTTATGGTGATAAGGTACGTCTTAAGTACAACTTAGGCAAACCTCATCCAGTACACGGAACGTCTGTCTATCTACAGGCCGTGCGTGTAGTCGAGAAGGGCGAAGCAATGGGCGGGGACGATGAAGGTTTCTGAAGCTCAGTTCCTCAAACATGAGGCCTGTCCTAAGTGTTCATCTTCGGACGGGCTAGGGGTTTACTCTGATGGGCATGGCTACTGCTTTGCTTGTCAGACTCACTTTAACGAGGTTGGAAATGTGGAAACTGCACAAGTGCTAAAATACACTAGGCCTGTGGAACTCTTCGGAACTCCAAAGGCTATCACAGAACGGAGGATTGCTCTAGACACTGTGAAGAAATACGGGGTGACTGTCGATAACGGCAAGCATTACTACCCGTACTATGACAAAAATAATAAGATGATCGGTGCAAAAGTACGTACCGTTGAGAACAAGCAATTCCAGACACAAGGAGACATGAAACAGAACACACTATTCGGTCAACAGTTATTCAAGGACTCAGGCCGATTTGTAACGGTAGTCGAGGGCGAACTGGACGCTCTCGCTGCCTTTGAGATGCTTGGATCTAAATATGCTGTTGTCTCTGTGTCCAAAGGAGCCGCAGGTGCTGTCAAGGACTTTAAGCAGAACCTAGAGTGGCTTGAGGGTTTCGAGAGTGTTGTTATTTGTTTTGATAACGATTCTGCAGGCCGTGAGGCGGCTGAACAGTGCGCTCAGGTACTAAGCCCTAACAAAGCTCGTATCGCCTCACTGGGGACGTTTAAGGACGCTTCAGACTATCTTATGAATAACAAGGTACGACAATTTACTTCGGAATGGTGGGAGGCTAAACAATACCGCATGACAGGTGTGATTACACTTGATGATGCGTGGGGTGACTTTATTAAACGTGGGACTGAGGAAATTATTCCGTTTCCTGAGTCTTTTGGTATGCTCAACTCTATGCTTAATGGAGGTATTGCGGCTGGAGAGATTACAGTACTGGGTGCGTTGACTTCTGTGGGCAAGACCACAATGGTCAACGAGATTGCTTACCATTTCTGGAAAAGCACGACGAAAACGATTGGTTGTGCGTTCCTTGAGGCATCCAATGGCGAAGCTGTCGAGAACTTGTTGACGATTCATACAGGACATAACCTGTCGCTGGAAGATCGGACGAATATAGACTTCGACAAGCTACGCTCTGAGATCATTACTGATGGGCGTATCCTACTGCTAGACCATCACGGAGCCGTGGACACAGATCAACTGTTTCTTAAGCTTCGTGCGATGGTCAAAGGTAACGGGTGCGACATCTTAATTATTGACCCGTTACAGGCGGCAGTCATGAGTAACGATAACGGAACCATTGATGACTTTATGGATAGGCTTCTGAAGCTTGCCAAAGAAACCAATGTGTCAATCATTATTGTTAGTCACATGCGGAAGCCTAGCCTAACCAATCCGCACAATGTTAACGAGTATGATCTGAAGGGGTCTGGTTCAATCAATCAGATCGCGTTCAATACGATTCTCTTAAGCCGTGACAAGATGTCTGAGGATGACTACGCTCGCAACAGTACGCAAGTACAGGTTGTCAAGTGCCGTAGAACAGGCATCACGGGGTCTGCTGGGTGGTTGTACTACAACAGCTTAACTGGGCGGCTAGAGCGTGGCGAGAAGCCAGACCTACACGAAGCAAATACAGTCGAGGAGTTTTAATGCGCTGTATCTGGGATGTTGAAACAAACGGCCTTAAGCCTTCTGTGATCTGGTGCTTGTGCGCTGTCAAAGGTGATCAGATGTATACGCTTGAGATGCCTACCAAGGAAATGGTTGAGGAATTGTTTGCCGATGTGACTGAACATGTTGGACACAATCTAATCAATTACGATATTCCTGTGGTTAAAAGACTCCTAGGTGTCACTATCAAAGGACAGGTTACGGACACACTTGTTATGTCACGCCTGTACAATCCTCAGTTAGAAGGCGGTCACTCACTGTCTGCATGGGGCGAACGACTAAAGTTTCCTAAAGGAGATTATCATGATTGGTCTGCACTTACGCCACAAATGGTGGAGTATTGTCAGCAAGACGTGCGAGTTACTGAACGTCTGTACGAGACACTCACTGACGAACTTAGTGAGTTTGGAGTTGGTAGCATTAGCCTTGAGCACAAAGTACAAAGTGCTATTACAAATCAAATCACTAACGGGTGGTTGCTAGATGAGCGCAAAGCGTTTGATCTTGTGGCAGAACTAAAGGAGAAACAAAATGATCTTGAAGAAACCGTACATGAAAAATTTAAGCCTTTACCTACGTTCATTAAAGAGATCGCACCTAAGTATAAGAAAGATGGTTCGCTTTCTTCAGTGGGACTCAAATTCTTGGGTGAATCGTGGCACACGGTAGGTGGCTCGTTCTCTCGTGTCGATTGGCCTGAATTTAATCTGGGATCTCGTAAGCAGATCGGGAGGTATCTTCGGCAATTCGGTTGGATACCTGAGAAGTTCACTGAGAATGGTCAGGCGATTGTCGATGAGAAAGTTCTGTCAACTGTCACTGCTATTCCTGAGGCACAGCTTATTGCTGAGTACCTCATGGTTCAGAAAAGGATCGCTCAAGTCCAATCGTGGATTGATGCAGTCCAAGAGGACGGTAGAGTTCATGGACAGGTCAACGCCTGTGGAGCAGTCACGGGACGTATGACACACTCAAGCCCTAACATGGCTCAAGTACCTGCAGTCGGAGCACCTTATGGTTCAGATTGTAGATCCTGTTGGGTTGTGCCTGAACGTAGAAAGTTAGTCGGTGTTGATGCGAGTGGTTTAGAATTGCGTATGCTAGCGCACTATATGGATGACCCTGCTTACACTAAGGAGATACTTGAGGGTGACATTCATACTGCTAACCAGATAGCCGCAGGGCTACCAACTAGACCACAGGCTAAGACATTCATTTATGCGTTCCTGTACGGTGCAGGTGATGCTAAGATTGGCTCAGTCGTTGGAGGATCTGCTAGAGCAGGACAGAAGCTTAAACAGAAGTTCCTTGAGAACACTCCTGCACTTGCAGAGTTACGTGAGAAAGTCTCTACTGCTTCAAAGCGTGGTTACTTGCGTGGACTAGATGGGCGTAGGTTGTGGATTCGTTCAGAACATGCAGCACTTAACACGCTCCTGCAATCAGCAGGTGCAATCATCATGAAGAAGTCACTCGCAATCTTCATGGAATACGCTCCGCAATGGAAGCTAGACTACAAGCTACTAGGCTCCATTCACGATGAGTATCAGATCGAGGCTAGTGATAAAGATGCAGAGCAAGTCGGCATCCTCATGGTAGAGTCCATCAAGGCCGCAGGTATTTCATTCGATATGAAGTGTCCACTTGATGGAGACTACAAAATTGGCAACAACTGGGCAGATACCCATTGATACATAAGTGTAAGTATGTTATACTGTTACAACAGTTTTAGGAGAAGAGTATGAAGATGTTATATTGTGCAAATGATGCTGAGAAGCGCCTTGCAGAATTATCGGTAGGGACTGAAGATGCACGAGCAATTATGGATTTAATTCGTCGTTTAGATTCACACACATCCGCTTACGCTCGCAAACTTAGGCTAGCCGAATCTATTATTGGAGAGTACGTTCTACAAGAGCGTATGATTGAGGAGTCTTATGATGAGTAAATCTATTCATACGCTCGTCTCTGACATCTACAGTCTAATGGAGAATCGTAATACTCCAAAAGACGTAGACGTAGATGTGGAGATTGAACGCTTCGGTGAAGCAATGAAGAGCATGATGAGGAAAGAGTTCAAACCGTCAGGACGGGGAGATGCTCGTAAGTTGCGCCTAAGTGCCATTGGTAAACCTGATCGTCAGCAATGGTACTCAGCCAACAAATACGGAAAGGAGAAGTTACAGCCGCACACCTACATCAAATTCATGTACGGACATATGACTGAAGAGTTGATTCTTTTCTTGACTCGTATGGCTGGACATACTGTAGAAGACGAACAGAAACTCTGTGAAGTCGAAGGTGTCAAAGGCTCTATGGATGCTCGTATTGATGGTCGGTTGATTGACGTTAAGTCAGCCTCTACCTACAGCTTCAAAAAGTTCAAGGATGCAACCCTAGCGTATGATGATCCTTTTGGATACATAGCACAGATTAAAGCGTATGCTTACTCAGAAGGAGACACCAAGTACGGGTGGATTGCTATTGACAAGCAGAATGGACACCTGTGTTACCTAGAGTATGACGAAGAAGACACACAAGCGCCTGTGTACGACTTCATTAAGTACGATATAGCAGAGCGAGTACGCCATGTAAAAAAGGTGGTAGAGCAACCGGAGCCTCCAGCACTTTGCTACGACTCCGTGGACGATGGGAAATCTGGAAACAAAAAGTTAGCTATCGGTTGCTCTTACTGTTCGTACAAGGCGCACTGCTATCCCACGTTAAGAGGGTTTATTTATTCTACTGGTGTAAGATTTTTAAGCACCGTGGTTAATGAGCCTAAGGTTCCTGAACTGGACTTAACCAAATGAACTGGAAGTTTGTAATACAGTCCAACCTAATGAGATTTCGTTTGGTTGGGCTAATTAGACTGTACTGTAGTACTTGGACAAGGGGCAGCATTATGCACAAAGGAAAGCCCCCTAAGGGCTACGATAGTTGGTTTGAATATGATCTGCACACAGGGGTACTGAAGGACTGTGAGTACCACACAGAGGTTCTTCCGTACACACAACAAAAAACTTATGAACCAGACTTCCAAATAAACACTAAAGATGCTATAATATTCATAGAAGCTAAAGGACGCTTCAGGGATTCAGCGGAAGCCCGTAAGTATGTAGACATCCGCGAGAGTATACAAGAAAGTGATGAACTGGTATTTTTGTTCTACGATCCGAAGACACCAATGCCACGAGCGAGGAAACGAAAAGATGGGACTAAATTCACGCATGCTGAATGGGCTGACAAAAATGGTTTTAGGCATTACACTATCGAAACCATTACTGAACTACTTGAGGAAGCGTAAATATGCTAACATTTATGGACGTATGTGACCGCCTAAAGCAACAAGATGAGATAAGCTTGTTGGAGATCCTTGAGATTAATGCTGATGACCTTGTAGAAAGGTTTCACGATAAGATTGAAGATAAACTAGACTACTTTATTGAAGATTTGGAGGACGCATGAGTAAGAGATTCGATACAATTATGGATGACTTACAAGACATGGCAAGCATGCGTCAGTTTGGAGGAGATCATTACACAAATAAAAAGATTCAACCTTGGGATGCTATGGAATGTTGGATGTCTGAGGAACAGTTCAAAGGATTTATTTTAGGTAATATAATCAAATACATGGCTAGGTTTCAGGAGAAAGGTGGTAAGTTAGACTTAGAAAAAGCAAAACATTACCTTGATAAGTTGATAGAAATATGGTAAAATAGTAGGTTCCACTTTGAATAGGGGATGACAACAAAGAGTACCACTGGAGAACGAATAAATGAGACAACACTTAGGGATAACAATAGATGACGGACGCGACGACAGACTCAGTAAACAAGCTTTCAGACTCATGGAAGACTACTACATGCTTGACCATGAAGACAGCCCACAAGAAGCTTTTGCTCGTGCTAGTGTGGCCTATTGTCGCGGTGACCTCGATTTTGCACAAAGGATTTATGACTACTCTTCAAAGGGTTGGTTTATGTTTGCGTCACCTGTCCTCTCAAACGCACCTGAACAGTTCAGAAGCAATCGGGGCTTGCCTATTAGTTGTTTCCTTACTTACGTGGGTGACAATCTTGATAGTCTTATTGAACACAATGGTGAAGTAGCATGGCTTTCCGTAAAGGGCGGTGGTGTGGGTGGGCATTGGTCTTGCGTCCGAGGTATCAGCGAGAAAGCCCCCGGCCCGATACCGTTCATGAAAGTAGTGGACAGCCAGATGACAGCGTACAAACAGGGGAAGACACGGAAGGGGAGTTACGCAGCGTACCTAGACGTAAGTCACCCTGACATTGAAGAGTTCATAGGCTTCAAAGTACCCACTGGTGGTGACATCAATCGTAAATGCTTTAATCTTTTTAATGCAGTAAATCTCACAGATGAGTTTATGGAGGCCGTAGTAAATGATAAATCGTGGGATCTTAGAGACCCGAGTTCAGGAATTGTCAGAGATACAATCCAAGCTCGTAAGTTGTGGCAGCGAATCCTTGAGGCTCGCTTCAGAACTGGTAGCCCTTACCTTAACTTTATCGACACGGCCCGAAGAGGATTACCAGACGCTCAGAAAAAGCTTGGACTCACAATTAATGGCAGCAACCTGTGCAATGAAATCCATCTCGCAACAAGTGAAGACCGTACAGCAGTCTGTTGCCTCTCAAGCGTCAACCTTGAGCGGTACGATGAATGGAAGTCAAGCGGAATGGTTGCAGACCTTATCAGATTCTTGGATAACGTCTTACAATACTTTATTGACAACGCACCAGAAGAACTCACAAAAGCTGTCTACTCAGCTTACAGAGAACGCTCAATCGGCTTGGGCGCTATGGGATTCCACGGATACCTACAGTCCAAAGGAATAGCTTGGGAGTCATGGGAGGCGGCAAGTGAAAACTACAAGCTCTTCAAAGACATTAAGTCTCAGGCTGTCGAAGCAACCTACCAGTTGGCAGTGGAACTTGGTGAATGTCCTGATGGATCTGGTACTGGTGTTAGAAATATGCACTTGCTGGCTATTGCTCCTAATGCTAATAGCAGTATCTTATGTGGGTGTTCTGCTTCAATTGAACCCGTTATTTCAAATTGCTATGTGCATAGGACTAGGGCTGGTAGCCATACTATACGTAATCCGTATTTACAAGCAGTATTATATTGGTATGGAAAAGATAATGACAATACGTGGAAAACTATTATTGAAAACGAAGGCTCTGTCAAGCATTTGGATTTCCTCTCAGACAGTGAGAAGGGCATTTTTAAGACAGCCTTTGAACTCGATCAAGCGTGGGTTGTTGAACACGCGGCTAAAAGACAGGAGTTCATCTGCCAAGGACAATCAGTAAACGTATTCTTCCCGTCAGGGACTGATAAGGTGGTAGTGAACCAAGTGCATCTAAAAGCTTGGAAGGACGGTCTGAAGGGGCTGTACTACCTCAGGACTACCTCAGGCGTTACTGCTGAAAAGGTAGGCACTAAAGTGGTGCGTAATGCGCTGAAGGACTTTGAAGAAGATGATTGTATTAGTTGTCAGGGGTAAGGTATGAAAGAACAAGTAAGAAAAGTGTTAGACCGTCTTGATCTTATTAAAGACACAGACCCGTTCTACCAACCACTACTGAATGATAGTCGCAATCTTATTATAGATCTGAACAATGAAGTCAGACGACTCGAACAACACAATCAACAACTATTGCAAGCGGTTTATCAAAACCTTGGCGAACTGGAGAATCTAAATGAGCCTACTGGAAAGTAATACAACCTACAAACCATTCAAGTATCCTTGGGCTGTAACGTATGCCACAGAGCATGAGCGTATACACTGGATCGAAGATGAGTTAGAGTTACAGACAGACATCAACCACTGGAAGTCAGACAAGCTTACAGCAAACGAAAAGAATCACATCACACAGATTCTTAGGTTGTTCACTCAGTCAGACGTAGCAGTCGGTACGAACTACCTTGAGTACTATATACCTAAGTTTAAGAACAATGAGATACGGGCTATGCTGACTGCATTTGCATCCCGTGAGTTCATTCACCAACGTGCTTATGCTTTACTGAATGATACCTTAGGGTTACCTGAGGAAGAGTTCACAGCGTTCCTTGAGTACTCTGAGATGGCTGACAAGGTAGAGTTCATGTCAGACATTGACGTACATAGTCTTGCAGGAACTGGTTTAGCAATTGCACGTAGTGTACTCAATGAAGGTGTGAGTTTATTCAGTGCATTTGCTATGCTGTTGAACTACCAAAGACAGGGTAAGATGCCAGGGAATGTGTACAGTTGTGGAGTGGTCAGTACGTGATGAATCACAACACGCAGAAGGAATGGCTAAGTTATTTAGAGCGTTTACAGAGGAGCACCCTAGAATTGTTAATGATGAATTTAAGAGAGACATATTCGACATGTTTAGAATGTCTGTCAGGTTGGAAGACAAAGTTATCGACTTGGCTTATGAACTTGGTGACTTGGAAGGACTCTCAGCTACGGACGTTAAACAATACATTCGATACTTGGCTGATCGGAGACTTATCCAGCTTGGTCTCAAACCGAATTGGAAAGTCAAAAACAATCCACTGCCTTGGATGGAAGAGTTGCTTGGTGGATCTAGCTTATCGAATTTTTTCGAGAAAAGGGTAACCGACTATAACGCACAAGGCCTAGAAGGCGAAGATTGGGGCTGGTAAGCCTATAAAGTTCACTCTCCAGTGAGTTGCCCCTTCGGGGGCTTTTTTATTACTCTTGTTCCTCAGGTTTTAACACTTGACCCATAAAGGTTGCATTTTGTGCAACCTCAACACCTTGACCAGCTACGCCTAACATACTTGGACGTAGATCAGCGGCTTCTAAAATTTTTGTTTGAGCATCACCTAGGCTTAACCCCGGAGCAGGTTGGTCAACAAACTTTTCAGTAACACTATCACCATAAATTCCTTTAAGATTCTCGTTGTCCGTCTTCGTGCGCCTAGCAGGACTAATACTAAAAATATTTGTTTTCATTGGAGGTGTAACAGCCAGTACTTGATTTGGCATGAGTTGTTTTAACCCTACACCTACGACAGGTAACTCATTGAAGAAATCGTGTAAGTCTGAAGCCATGCCTGTCAAGTCACCATTTGGTTTAACATGAACGAGTAAGTTCATTCCCCCTTCAACTTTAGCCCTTGAAGGATGTGAAAACTGAATCCAAACACCTTCTTTATCTTTACCTACGATGCTAAAGTTTTTCTCTTGGGCCTTAAGACCTGCATCACCCCTAGTAATTTCTTTCCCGCCTTTAGTTGTTTCAGTACGAACTCTGGCTTTTTCTAAAGCTTTTTCTAACGAATTAATATCAGGTAGCATATTCATTTTACCTGTATCGTCCGTAACAAGCCGATAGAATCCTTGAGATTGCCCTGTTGGTCTAAACGCTCTTTCAATAGCATTGAGTTGTACTGTAGACGATAAAGATGCAAAGTGATCACCCGTAGCACGAGAACTAGGGGCTTTAACAATTACTCGTGCTTTGCCCATGTCAAGTCCAGAACTTTTCCATGCTTGTTCAAAATGGTCTTGGGCAAACTTTGCTTGAGCAGGAGAAATACCATCAGCATCAAGAACTGAAGTGGCTCCTGACGATTCATACCAGTTGTCACCGTAGTCTGCTTTCTTAAAGTACAGTTGCGGAACATTAGGATCTGCGGCACGTAAGGCAAACTGAATAGGTACGTCAGTGTTAGTAGCAATAGCACCTCCTACTTGTTGGCGAATGTTTGCTGTTTGTTGCACTTGTGAGTGGGCTGTTTCAATCATTGAGGCTACAAGTGACCGTTGATTCTGTAGTTCGGTTTTGGTTGGCCCATCAGTTGCTGTGGAAGTTTTTTCCATACGGTCTAACTTATTCATTTGTTTTTTCAATGCTCGTGCAGTTTCGGTAAAGACTGACGAAAGACCATACTCATTGTACATAGCACGAGACATAGGGTTAAACAAGTTACTCACAACTCGTCTAGCACCATTTAGACCCCATCCTGCCATTCCTAAGCCCTTACGGATCATATTTTGAGTTTTATTTTGTCCTTTCTTAGTGGTGTCTTTATCTGGAAGCACTTTGTTTAATGTATTGTCTAACCAGTTACCTTCACCACCGTAGGATTTTTGCCTAGGATCGTAGTAGTTGTTAATAATAACATTAGCACTTGAAAGATCTCTACCTGCACTTGCTTTGTCTAAATTAGGTGTTGCTACTCGCCCTATACCTTTAATCGGAGAGACAGCCCCAAAAAGCCCAAGAGCTTCTGTAAAACGTCTTTTACTCACAGGGTCTAATGTTTTAAGGTACTCCGTAAGTCCTGTTTTGTTAGATAAAAAATGAGCAATCTCAGCACTTTTTTCTTCAATGAAAGCAGGAGTTACAGCAGACGCTGCTTTTTCTAAGGGTTTACCTAAAGCGGCATAGCCAGTACCCACTGCATAATCGAATGGAGTACGCTCACCTGCTTGAAATTCGGTGTTGACTTGCGCTACGTCTTTAAGTGTTTCAGAAGCACCCTTACGAATACCACCGAACATGCCCTGATCCATAACTGTATTGGCAACTTCCTTCGCTGTATTCAGTTTAGCACTTAGGTTATTCAGAAGTCCGTTCATCAATTTCGATTCCTAATTCTTGTCTAATAGAGTCAGCAGTTATTCCACCAACGGCTAAAGTGGCAGCGTTAGGCATTTCTGATGCTTCACGTACAGCTTTTAAACCACCTGCTTGCTTAATCAATTCTTTAGCTTTTGCAATTGTTTTTTTATCAGACATAAATTTGGCTCCAGTTACGCCAAGTGTTGCTAATGCGAACCAAGCATTATGGGCCATAGCCGTTAAGTTTACCGCTCCCATCAAGCCATTAGCTGTTGGAGCAAACTTACCCAAGAAATCAAGTGTTTTTTCACCTAACGTCCCATTAACTAATCCATTTAAAAGTTGTTGTTCTTCAGTAGTAAAATATTTAAGTTGTTTAGGATTGCTTAATAATTTAATAGCAACTGCTTTGTAACCATCAGCAACATTTTTACCTTTCAAATCTACCTTATCAAATAATTCATTCAGTGTCCGTACTTTGGCATACTTCATATGAGCACCCCTAGCAAGTTGCATAGCGGCACTTTCACTTTTAGCAAATGAGTTTTCTATAACATCGTCAAATTCTTCAATCATGTCACGTACAATATGTCCATGACGAGGATCATCTACAAAACGAAACAAAGAACGTCTTAAGAGCTCTGCTTGTCCTAAAGTTAACCCTTGTTCTAGTTTAGACTCAATCATTTTCTGAGCACGATCAACAACAGTTATATCCCTGTCAAGGGTCACGTAGTTTTTTGCCTGTGCAGCGGCACTAGCCCTGTTCAGAATTTGTTGTACTCCGTCAGGGCCAACTGCCGTGACTCCTTGGTCAACGGCTGCGTAAGCTTCATCTCGTAGGTTTTTTAAATTTTCAACTGTAGGTGCAATTTTTTGCCGATTGATAGTAGAGTTGATTGCTGCATTTCCTAACGTAGACGCTAGTTTTTCTAAAGGAGCACCGATGAATAAACCAATACCCGCACCTACAAAACCTTCTTCAACACGGTTGGACAAGTCTCCTTCAGCACCACCCACACCATAAACAAAACCACCAGTACCGCCTTTTGCCCCTCCACGAACAAGAGGTGCGGCTTGTTGGATGTACTTTGGCCCTTTAAGGTATCCACCGGGAGACATTAAACCTCCAGCAACCTCTTGTGCTAAAGCCGCTCTTGGTTTAGCCGTAGAATACGCTTTCATTTCTTGACGTATTGTTGCAATGTTGTCGTTGTACCCTTGTTCACCAAACGTAGATCTAAGGGCCGCTTCTATTTCATCTGAAGATTTAAAAGTAAACCCTTGTAGCACATTACGAACGACAGCTTTAACCTCTTGAGGGTCAGAACGCATACCTGAATCAACCATCATTAATGCTTCAGGATCTAAAGTTTCTTCAGGTGCTTGCATGCTTGCAGGTGGCGGGCTAGGGGTTGCATTTAACTTCCTAACTCGTGCCAAAGCTAATGCTTGTTGTTGCTCTTGAGTATACTCCATTAGCCCGTCCACCCAAACGAGCGTTTTTCTGCATCCGTAAACTGTCCCCAAGCATTTTGAACTTCCTCAGGTAGGTTATTAAGATTAAACGTGCCTGTTGATGCAGATGTTGAAGGTTTGTCAGGCGTTGCCTTTTCTTCAAGTTGTGTGTATGTTCCGTCTTCGTTTTTCGTTGCCGTTCTAAAAGGAATAAACTGCGCTAATCCTGCTTGAATTAACTGTTGATCGGTTAAATCATTGGCTATAGCTGTTCCCGCAGAAATATACTGTGCTTTAACGGTGTTAAGATTCTTTAACAATGTTTCTTTGTCTTGGTTAGGGTTCAAAGAACCAAGACTTGCTTCTAACTGTCTTAATTCTATGTTAGATACTTGTCCTAATGCACCGCCTGTTGGTGACGCATCTCGCATTGCTTGTAGTTTATCAAAACCTACGTTAGCTTTAATTGTATTAATTGTTTCTTGTAAGGCTAATCTAGGAGTATTTGCACTAGCAACACCTCCTGTTGCTTTACCAATTGCTTCAACAAACGCCCCCGACTTTCCAGTTGCCCACGCATCAGGATTCTTAACAATAGCAATAGCACTGTCTACAGCAGGGGTTACAATGTTGACTACAGATCCTTTGTTTTTAAATCCTTGTTGGACAACTTTTTTCTGTGCCTCAAGCTCGTCTGCTTGGGGAGTTCCGGGGATAACCGTAGCACCTGTGATTACTGATTTACCGTCTGGGCCTACTTCGTAAGTATATTGATAACCTGTAGGCGCATTAAGATCAGTTGGTCTAGGCGCTCCTTTAAGTGCTTCAACTTTTCCAGTTACACTATTCTTTTGGTACTGTACTTCAGTCGGTAAATTCTGTGCTTTTTTCTCAGCATTAGTTAACAGTGTGTATGTAGCTCCGGGTTTTAGTGGAGGGGCAAATTTAACTTCAAAGTTTCCTGTCTTCGGATCTTTAACCAAAAGACTGTCACCCACAATCATAGGTTCTTGACCTTTACGAGCAATATCTACAGCATCTTTCCTTTCAATACCGCCATTTGCCAATAACTCCGCAACTTCTGGACTGTAGTTATAAACATACCTATAAGCAGCTTGGTCGCCTTTTTCTTCTTTAAGTTTTTCACGAACTAAAGCTTCTTGTTTTTGAATTTGACCTGCAATTTGTATTAAAGCTCCAGCAGGAGCACCTTGATCCTTAAGCATCTGATAAGTTGCTTTCATACTTTGAAGGTTGCCGGGTTTATAGTCAGACATAACTCCTTGCGTCTGTGCGGCCCTACGCTCCTCAGAAGTAGTCCCAAGCTGCCCTACGGCTCTAGAGAGTTCCTCAGGCGCTCCTGCGGCCTGTAAGAGGCCTCCAGCACCCTGCCCAAGACCTCTAGCTATTGTATTCATATCATTAGCACCTGCAACGGTTTGTTGCCTTGCTAAACTTGCAAAGATACCCGGTAGTGCGGTAGAAGCTCCTTGAGGAGCTTTTATAGCACTTGCACGTTGCATTGCCTCTTGTCTTAATTTTACTTCCTGCTCTTGACGCACTTGTTGAGGTGTCTTAAGCAAGTTAGCTAACATTGATTCAGCCATGATTATTTCCTATTAGCTGTTAATTACGTTGTTAATGCTTAATGGCAACTGATTTGCTTCAGCAGTGCTAAAGTATCCTTGAAGTGCTTCAGCAAACGCTCTAAGACGATCTGCCTCAAGTCCAGCAACTTGACCACCCAATGCAGTTTCAGATTCAACACCAGCAATACCCAAATCACGATACAACTGAGAACGTCCAAGGTCTGATTGTAGGTTTTGATTAGACAGTGGAGATAGCCCAAGCATTGATGTAAGGATGTTCTCTTCTGGCTTGTAGGCAGCACCTAATAAACCTGAGATGTTTCCAAGACGTTGTTGCTCTAACAGTCCTGCTTGACTTTGAGCACCCAAGTAATCAGTAGCTTGTGTCTGCTGAATAGCTTTCTCTAGGGCTAGTGCTTCAGGAGTACCACCAAAGGCCGCTGTCTGCGTACCTAAGCGTCCCTGAGCGGCTAGACGGTTTTCTAAGGCTAACCTTTGTTGTTCATTCTGAGGTGCTCTAGCGGCTTGCATTTGCTCATAGAGTTCTGCTCCTGTTGGCCCTGCAGTACTTGATAAAGTATTAGCCTGTGCAAACAAAGAGTCTTGCATAGCCTGTTGCTCTGGATTTAATACAGACGAGTACTGCCCAGTTACAGGATCAATAGAGCCTGTTCCCATACCAGTTGTGATTGAGTAAGGAGTAAACCCTATTTCACCTAGGGCTGAGTCTCTTATAGTTGCAAGGTCTGCTCCGGGTGTTAATGTTTTAAGGTAGTCTTGAATACCCTTCCCAGCGTCATAAGCATAATAAGCTGATCCAAGGTTTCCTAAGTCTTTAAACAGCCCTTCGTTGTTTGAAAAAAACGTACCAACACCATTAATAAAATCACCCATCAGTAGCTTCCTCCGTCAACTGTGCCAACATTGGTTGTGCCTGTGACATTTAATGTAGACATTGTAACTGTTCCTGTAAATGTTGGCCCTGCAGTATCTGATTTTGAGTTTGTTGCAGTTGCTATATTATTAAACTCAGTATCAATCTCTGTACCTTTGACAATTTTGGCTGGATTGCCTGAAGCAAGCGTATCCTTAGCCGCAAAGTTAACGGTTTTAGTATAATTTGCCATTAGACAATCCTTCCTAGTAATGCGTGTATGTCAATTTTTTGAATAGAGAATGGAGCATTGTTTATTTGTGCTTCCAAACCAATCTGGACAACAGTTCCTGAACCGCTTGTGTTTACTCGTGGTTCTTGAATAATAACACTAGCGTTATACTCAGAGCCATAATCTGCACTTTTTGTATACAGAACGGTACGTGTTCTTGTTCCACCCCCGTTATTATCAACATAATAGTAGCCGTCTGCATCTAAGAAGACTACATATTCAGTATTGTAGAGAACGGATAACACTGTTTCAAAATCTACTGTGTAATGAACATCTGGACTTCCTTCCACAGTTACGGTAGCCGCTCCTTGTGAACCAGCTACAACCGTATTTGAAAGACCGTATTGTTCTTCCCCGTATTCAGACAAGGTTGCTGTTCTAAACGTAAATGCTTGTCGAGAGTAAGCAGAAGTATAATCATAACCCCAGTTAAGCGTAGCAGTTGTACTTTGCCCACCGATGATTGTAATGTTTAGCTTCTTAAGAAA